TCACATTTTCGTCTATAATATGTACGGCCATTTTTGATGTAGTTTATTGCAGATGGCCGCAGACCGCACGAACATAGTGGCCTAGTCGTTATATGGATATTAGATAACTTTAATTCTTTTTTTAACTGTTTATTAGCTACTACTTCCTCTTTTTCTTTTTGTTTGTTTATTTGTTTTAGTTTTTTTTCAGCTTTGATAGTGTTTAATTTTTCTAATTTAACACGGTTTTTTTCTTCTTTTTTCTGTGCTTTTAATAGCATCCGATCTTCACGTATCTTGTCAAATTTATGTGCCATTGTTAATTTAAACTTTTCAACAGAATCTTTTGGCTTTGGCCTTCCCTTTGGCCAACCCGGTCCTCTATGCCCGCCGGGAGCTATGTTCCAACCTATTTTACTAGAAGGTCGTAACTCTTTTTCAATTGTGTAGCAAGCTTCTTCATCACCTACAAAAATTATGTCTTTTACAATATTATTCCACCCGTATAAATTTACAGCATTTGCTAAGTGTGGATTTTTATGTATATTATTTGTAATTTTAGTATGGTGATCAGCTAACCTTGTAGGTAGATTTTGAGAAACTCCAATATATCCTTGTGAGGTTTGATCATTATGTTCGGTTAACCTTAACCAGTATACTGAAGTATCGAAATTTATCATAGTAGTATTTATTTTGTACCTTTGAAAGGAAAATTTTAATTAAAAAAATAGCAATTTCTTTATTGGTTAAATGATATATTAGCGTCAGAATAGCCCAAATATCATAAATACATTAAGAACATGTACTCATGGAGATAACACAATGGCTCAACTAAGTTCACCAGGCGTAAGCGTTACCGTAGTAGACGAGAGTTTCTACACCCCCGCTGCCCCAGGTACCGTACCCCTAATTATTGTTGCTTCTGCAGCAAACAAAGAAAATTCAGCTGGAACAGGTATTGCTCCAGGAACACTAAAAGCAAATGCTGGCAAAGTGTATTTGCTAACAAGTCAAATGGATTTAGGAAATACTTTTGGTATTCCTTATTTCCAAACTGACGCAGAAAATAATCCAGTTCACGCTGGCGAAATCAACGAATACGGACTTCAAGCTGCCTACAGCTTCCTAGGAGTTAGTAGCCGTGCATATGTTGCTCGTGCAGATGTTGATCTAGGTCAATTAACAGGTTCATCATCTATTCCTGGCGGTTTACCAGTTGACGGTGCATATTGGTGGGATACTGCTACAACAACATTCGGAGTATTTGAGTGGAATGCACTGCCATATACAGCCACTAACGGCCAATCATTTGTTAATCAAGTTCCATCAGTAATCAACAATGTTGCTTATACAACAGGCTCATCAACTTATGCTCCTTTGGCCAGCTATGGTGCAGTTGGTAGTTATGCTGTTGTTACAGTTACCGGAACAAACACTCTATGGTACAAACAATCTAGTACAGTCAGTGATGGCACAGCAGGCAGCACCGCCGGTGTAAACAACGCAGGCTGGGTAGCAGTTGGTTCAACAGCTTGGGCAGCGAGCCAACCCGCCGCAACAGGTACTGCTGCAAGTCCAACACTAGATTCAGCAAAAACATTTATTGTTAATGGTGCTACATACACTGGTGTTACTACACTAGGTGCATTGGCCACAGCAATTACAACAGCCAACATCAATGGTGTTACAGCTTCAGTACAAAATGGTTACTTAAACTTATATTCAACAGGCGTTGATATTGTATTATCGGGTACAGGTGTTACTGATGCAGGATTTACAGCTGGTAAGTATCTAGCATTGGTATTAAGTGTATCACCTCATTACCAGATTCCACAATACGGTTCATTGGTTAATCCTTCAACGGTCAATGGCTTCCCATCAGGAAGCATATGGATCAAAACAACTCCAGTTAACCTAGGTGCAAACTGGGATGTTGAAAAATACAATGCATCAACAGCAAGTTGGATTCGTCAACCTGTAGCAGCACTATATCCTAACAATCAATCAGCTATGGCTGCATTAGATCCAAAGGGTGGCGGTATTAATATCCCAGTTGGACAGGTTTATGTAAAATACAACAATGCAGAACAGACTGTAACAATCGACGGTAATCAATATCCAGCATCAGCTGATTTTACAATTTATCAACGTCAATCAACAGGTGCTACATCAGTAACATCTAATGTAGTTACACTGGATAGTGGGTCATACTCATTTACAGTAGCGGAAAGCCAAGTTGGTTCAAGTGCATTGACTAGTCCAATAACAGTGTCATTTACTGCTACAGGAAATGCTACCAATGATGCACACGCATTGTTAGCTGCACTACAATCAGCATTATCTAACACATTGATTGCATCAACATACAACACTAACAACACCGTTACAATCAGTCACTCAGCTGGTGGTGATATCCGCCTAGTTGATGGTACAGGTAGCCCATTGGCTGCAATTTTTGCAGTAAACGATGCAGGTACCGGCACTGTTAATTTCTACAGTGATCCAAGTGGTACAAGTCACGAGTTTATCGTCACAGCGTGGGCAGCACAACATGCTGGTACCGCACTGGTAACTCCAAGTGCAACACCTCCGACTACAACTCCAGCAGATGGCGCATTGTGGTACAATAGCTCAGTTGATGATGCAGATATCTTGATCAATACAGGTTCAGCTTGGGTTGGATATGCGTCAGGAGCTTCAGTTGTTAACGGTGGAGTTGGCGGCCCTAGTACAGATCCAATGGGCCCAATCATTTCAGCTAGTCAGCCAACCCTACAAAGTGATGGCACATCATTAGCACACGGTGATTTATGGATTGACTCTAGTGATACAGAAAATTGGCCTACAATTTACAAATATAACTACCAAACTAAGAAATGGATATTAGTAGACGCAACCGATCAAACAACACAAAACGGTATAGTATTTGCAGATGCCCGTTGGAACATACAACCAACTTCAGGCGCACAAACCGGTGCCGGCGCTCCTAGCTCAATCGTAGAATTATTAAACAGTAATTTTGTTGACTTTGACTGTCCAGATCCTGCACTATATCCACGTGGCATCTTGTTGTATAATCTACGTCGCTCAAGCTTCAACGTTAAGCGTTATGTAAGTGGTTATGTAGATATTACTGCACAAAATACACGCTTAGACGAAGCAATGACCTATTACTATCCAGATCGTTGGGTAAGTGATGCTGCTAACGATTATCGTGGTGTTGGCCAATTTGGTCGTAAGGCTCAACGTGCTGTAGTTGTACAAGCACTTAATGCTTTGATCGAAGGCAATCAACAAATCCGTGACGAGGACAGCAGAATATTTGATATCATGAGCTGCCCAGGTTATTTAGAAACATTGCCTGCATTAGACAGCCTAAACAATGATCGTGGTTTATTATCATTTATCGTTGCTGATAGTCCTGCACGTTTAACAGCAGATGCAACTAGTTTAAGCAACTGGGCTAGCAACGTAAACCAAGCAACTGGTGACGGTGAGTACGGATTGATCAATACTAGTGCAAATGCTGCTGTTTATTATCCATGGGGTTACACAACTGATTTGAAAGGTAACAATGTTGTTGTTCCTCCAAGTCATATCATGTTGCGTACAATCGCTCTAAGTGACAACGTAGCTTATCCATGGTTTGCACCAGCTGGTGTACGTCGTGGTGGCGTAACAAATGCCAGTTCAGTTGGTTATGTTGATGGTCAAACAGGCGAGTTTGTTCCGGTAGCATTAAATCAAGGACAACGTGATACACTAGCATCAGTTCATGTTAACCCAATTACATACATTGGTGGAACAGGATTAGTTGTTTATGGCCAATACACACGTCAATTAGTTGCCAGTGCATTGGATCGTATCAACGTAGCACGTTTAGTAATTTATCTACGTTACCAGTTAAATGCTATTGCTAAACCATATATCTTTGAACCAAACGATACAATTACACGTAACGAAATTAAACAAGAAATTGAAAAATTATTGCTTAACTTAACAGGCGAACGTGCTCTTTATGACTACGTAGTTGTATGCGACACATCAAATAATACACCAAGCAGAATTGATGCAAGTGAATTATATGTTGACATCGCAATTGAACCAGTTAAAGCAGTGGAGTTTATTTACATTCCATTGCGTTTAGAAAACACTGGCGCAATCAAAGGTTTGAGCAAATAATTAGGAGAATTTAAATGGCAATTTCAGCTCTATCAAACTTTACAGTACCCTTAGCTTCAGACCAAAGCGCCGCTTCACAAGGCATGTTAATGCCGAAGTTGAAGTATCGTTTTCGTATTTCGTTTGAAAACTTTGGCGTATCTACACCAACAACTGAACTAACAAAACAAGTTGCAGAAGCAGCTCGTCCACAGGTTAAGTTTAGCGAACAGAAAATTGAGATTTATAACTCAACAATTCACTATGCTGGTAAACCAGCCTGGGAACCAATTTCTATTAAACTACGTGACGATGTTAGTGGCGCAGTTAGCAAGTTAGTTGGCGAACAAAATCAGAAACAATTTGACTTCTTTGAACAAAGTTCAGCAGCTTCAGCAGGTGATTACAAGTTCACTATGCGTATTGAAATGCTCGACGGTGGTAACGGAAGCCAAGCTCCTAATGTGTTAGAAACATGGGAAGTTTATGGTTGCTACGTTGAATCAACTAACTGGCAAGAATTAAAATACAGTGAGCAAACACCAGCAATGATCGATTTAAGTATTCGTTTCGATAATGCTGTACAGACAAGCGGTGGAGCATTAGGTGCAAGTACACCAGTAATG